CGGAACAGTTTCTGAAAATGCATTATTTATAACCGTATCTATTACATCACTAAACTTAATATAGTTAAATGTCTCCTTGACGCAATAGTTTTCTACAGTTGAGGTGGCTACAACGGGTTGATCATCGACCGAATAAATCTCAAAATCTAGCCCTCGAACACCTTGTTTTAATAAATCCTGTAAGGAGCACATTGTGACATAATCATTCTTGTAATTACCCCCACTGCAGCAGTTGTATGCAGTTTTAATATAATAGTCATATAGAGAATAACCCGCCGATGCATCTACGTTGCCTATGGAGGTATTTCTCTCACCATATACTTCGTCCATAAAATTACAATTACGTGTAGATTTACTATTTATTAACTTGGCATATATGGCAATGCCAACTACAATGCCTATAACGCATCCTACAGCAACACCTGCAGCCCCCATAAGTGCGTGACCGATTACACTAAGCATAACTGATACTATTATTATTAGTGCAATACCACCGACAGTGCCTGAACCATTAAAATAGAAATAATACAGAAATGCCATTATAATAGTTAAGAATGTTAGGAATGTTAGCAATGTAATGGCTGTATTTTCTTGCATTTCTAATAAATCATTAACGCCTTTTTTTATAGCGTCACCAGCTTTATTTGCTCCTTCTGAAAAATTTGGTTGTGTTGTATTTGACATTATCTTTATAATATATTAATTGTATAAAATAATAATAAAATTCATTGTTAAAAATCAAATATTTTAATTGTATTTATAAAATTAATATTAATGCCATTTATAATTAGTTAAAAAAATAATATGTTAGTATTATAATTACAATTAAATGCCAGGAGGACTTATGAATCTTGTATCTGTTGGACAGCAAAATATAGTTTTAAATGGCAATCCTTCTAAAACTTTTTTTAAAAGCACTTATTCACACTATACTAATTTTGGTCTTCAAAAGTTTCGTGTAGACTTTGAAGGTTCTAAAACACTGCGCCTATCCGAGGAATCCACTTTCACTTTTAAAATACCAAGATACGCTGATTTATTAATGGATTGCTATTTGTCAGTTGCTTTGCCCAGTATTTGGAGTCCGATTATACCACCACAACAAGACGCTCCTAACCCAGAATGGGTTCCCTATGAATTCAAATGGATTGAGAATTTAGGAGCGAAAATGATTTCAAAAATCAGTATTACCTGCGGTAATTATACACTCCAAGAATATTCGGGTGATTATTTATTAGCGGCAGTCCAGCGTGATTTTTCTACTGATAAAAAGGACTTGTTTGATGTTATGTCGGGTAATACAAAGGAACTAAATGACCCGGCAAATGTAGGTGGACGTGTCAATTCTTATCCAAATGCATTTTATACAGACGCCCTAGCCGGACCAGAGCCATCTATTCGAGGGCGCATCTTGTACATTCCGCTAAATAATTGGTTTGGTCTTAAATCGCAGATGGCGTTTCCATTGACTTCTCTACAATACAATGAGCTACATATTGTTGTCACGTTAAGACCCATTAATCAGCTGTTTCAAATTCGTGACGTTTTTGATTATACCTTTAATTATCCTTATGTTGCACCGAATTTTAATACTTGGTATATGCAGTTATACCGTTTCTTGCAGCCGCCACCAGATATTGATGTTGGAATTACATCATTTACGGATATAAGAACCTTGTGGAATGCAGATGTGCACTTGAATTGCACATATGGTTTCTTATCCAACGATGAGGAGCGTCTATTTGCTATGGAAGACCAGACATATTTAATAAAACAAGTGCACGAGCAAATATTTTATAATGTGACTGGTCCTAACAAGGTGGCGTTAGATTCGCTAGGGATGGTCTCTAATTGGATGTTCTATTTTCAACGCAGTGATGCAAATTTGAGAAACGAGTGGTCCAATTACACCAATTGGCCCTACAATTATATGCCTCTAGATGTAGTTCAGGCTTCTGCAGAAGGCACCTATTTGGTTTACAGAACGGATGGAAGTGGCGCACAAACAGCTACGTATATAGGACCTGGTGTGAATGTAAATGGAAACTTAACTGGTCTTTTAATTACATCCAATTATTCGCCTGAAAATGAAAAGCAAATATTAGTTGCAATGGGTATTTTGTTAGATGGGTCGTATCGTGAGAATATTCAACCAGCGGGTGTTTATAACTACATTGAGAAATATACTAGGACTAGTGGTAATGCCCCGTCTGGCCTCTATTGCTACAATTTTAGTATTCATTCTAATAATTCAAATTTGCAGCCATCGGGTGCAATAAATATGAATCGGTTTACGCAAATAGAAATGGAATTCACGACCATTATACCACCACTGGACCCCTTAGCGCAGAGTTTAACCATTTGTGACCCACAAACAGGCAACATTATCGGCGTGAATAAACCTACTTGGCGCATTTATGATTACAATTTTAATATGGTGCTGTTTGAAGAGCGTATCAACTTGGTTCACTTTATTGGTGGAAATGTGGGTCTGATGTATGCGACATAGAAAAACCATCCGATTGAATTTCATATTTCCGTCTTTAAGTTAAAAATAATATATTATATTTTGGCTCTTTGCTACGCTGAACGCTTTCTTTACTACGTTAGAAAAGGTGGATTAAAGGGTAATGTCAGAGTTCGAAGGAGTCGGACCTATGTCATAGAATGCACCAGTAATCGTTGTTGCCACAGGGTAAAATGGTGCAGTCTTATATTCATCTGGCTCTGCTGAATATTGATATGCTAACTTATCATCAAGCATCCGTGCCTGCTTATCATATGTCTCTTGCCATATAGGTATACCTTGATACAGTCTAGGTAATGCTTCATCGGTATTAATAACAGTTGCTTTTGTTCCAATATCTGTCGTTAATGACGAGTATTGTGGTGTCTGATTAAATGTTAGTATGCCAGCATCATTATCTGGTTCAGCACCAAATTCAACATCTTCTACTTGTTTTTTAGTAGGAGGCTTTAGCAATGACTGACAGCCAAATTTCCAACAATCTACATCAGTAGAACATTGGACTTCTGGATTTTTTGAACAAGTGTTTTTTGGGCCACAGAAATTACTGCAACTAAAATTAGTATTAATTGGTAAATCAACTGTGTGTGTAGTCAATGGTGTATTTGGATTGTCATATGCAATTGATTCATAAGTATTCGGTTCAAAACCTTCTTTTTGAGAAGTGTTAGTTCCTTTCAATATAAAATAATTATTGGTTAGATATCGAAACCAATTGATAATTAACCAGGCAAATAAAACACATAACCCGGCTAACAAAATATTCGTTTTATTTGTAATCAAAAATTTTGTTATTGATAAATTCATTATACAATAACAAAATAAATTATATTTAAGGAACGGGATAATAAATTTAATATATATTTATTATAAATAATGTCAACAGATGAAATAGATGATTTAAAAGATACATCAACTCAATCAGATCCAACAAAAGACCCACAGTATTCAAAATTCTTTGCTAATTTTGCAGTATCAACCGCTGGTATATTAGTATTTGTTGCTCTTGGTGCTATTGGTCTTTATTTTACTAAAATTGCGGCGGCAAAAATTATACCTACTAACATTGAATTTAAACCATATACTTGCACGCCGAATCCTGACCCTGAAAAAAGACCAGAAGTTATAATGATGAATTTAGTGCGAGAATTTCCTTTTAAAGGCTTAGGTATTTGGATGCCAGCAATAAGTAAATTCTGCCAACAAGCAAAATTTGACGACAAATCGTTTGACAAAAGTTTCAAGGGTTCACGTATGAGAAGCTTATGGGAGGCGCAAGATGAAGAGACTAATAAAGCCAAGGGAATCGAAGTAAGCAATTTTGCTAGATGGAAATCTGAATCAATGAATCAAATGATATCAGCAGGGTTTTCATTTATTCAAACTGTTTTTGGCGCATTTTCTGGATGGAATGAAACACTATTTATGCTTTTTTTTGGAATGTTAGGGTCAATCTTTTTCCCAATTTTTATGATAGTTAATGTCTTCACTAGTATATGGGCTCATATTTCTGCATTAGCTAAAAAGGGTGTTGATGGAAGTTTACACACGGGAATTAGTTGGTTAAAGAGGAAGACACGAAAGGAAAATGGTGAAACTGATTTTGAAGAACCACCAGCTAGTATCTTTAAAGTTTTGGGTTTAGCATCTAAAAAGGAACCAGATGATATTACTTGGGTAGAGAACGTTTTGTTTGTTTTAAAGTTTATCCTTTTCTATATGTTAATTTCAATTTACTTTATGGTATCTTCATTATTGGTATCGCCAATATATACTACATTTTATACAATAATGAAAACAGCGGGTATACAATACAAGTTGAAACTTGAAGATGACTTTTCGAGCGATGATTCTGGAAGTGGGGATTCAGGATTAAAAGGTATTATGAACTTTATTCGTGATTCATTTGCTTATAAAAGAACTTATTTAGTAGCGTTGTCAATTGTTAACTTGTTAATGCAGGCTAATATTTTCCTTGGAACCTATTATTTTGCCGCTATATTTATTTCAATTATATTAGCCATTGTATTTTGTAACATATTTGTGTCTAAAAAGTCTCCAGGTGATAATACGCAGATACCAATGGACCCGGATACAGATTCAAAATCGAATGATGATGACGAATTAGATGCAGAAGATGAAGGTGATGAATGTGACAATAATAAGGATGCTATTCAAAAAATTCAAGCCAAAATTGCTGACTTGGTGTATAATAACAAAGACAGTCTTCACAATACTCAAAGTCAATCGCAAGATTTATTAAAACAAGCATATTTGTGCTGTAATGATAAAGTGAACATTGATGCATCAGCCAATGGTGATTACACAACAGCACAATTAGCAGAATTACAAAAAATGACTGGGTTCCAAAAGTTAAATGAGGATGCTAATAATCTTGCAAAACAATATTTTAACGGTTCTGATTTTGGAAAGAAGAGTTTGTTATTGGATACCAGTGACCCAGAGGAAATTCAAGTGCAAAAATTAAACGCACAATTAAAATATTTACAAAAATATGTAATTGCATTACAAACTGCAAATAAACAATGTAAAAACAGTTTATTGATTTTTTCTGGAGCTGAACCAAATAAGGATATAACGAAAGGGTCTACTTTAACTACTACTGATATTTCGAAGTTTCCCGGTAACCCATTTTTCCTATTAATGAAAGATTTACAAAAAGCTGAAACAGCAATTTATCAAGTAAGACCTACAATTATTGATATTATAACAAAAAGTGTTGAAGGGAATAAAAACAATAAGGATACATCTGTTCCTAAACCAGACCTAACTTTGGGTGTACCGAAGGATAATTCTCTCTTATCCAAGATTGGAATTAACACAATCAAAAATAATTTGAAATACAATGAAACATTTATGGAATTAGAAAGTACAATTGGCAAATTAATGACGACAGTTTTTGGTAATAAAGATGTGTTTATTGATATAATAATTAAACCAACGGATCAAGTTACTCAGAGTATTCAAGATTATGATAACTTTATAAGTAAGGGCCTAGACTTAATAGCAAATGAACCAGTATTTAAAGATGCAATATCGGTATTAAATCTTAAAGGTAGGCCTGCAAGTTTTGAAGCATTAATAGTTGGTGGTGGCAGAAAAAATCATTCACGACGTAATCACAAAACACAAGCGACTCTTAATGTAACAAAAGAATACAACATAAGGCTTGTATAAGGAATTTAAATTGTAGTTATTTCACAATTATAATTTAAATAATAAATATCTATATCATTTATTAAAGATGACTAAATCTACCAACAAAAAAAACAAACAGAAGAATAAAAATAAGAATAAAAATTCAAAAAGTGCGAATGCAAATATGAGTACAAATCTTAATACTAGTGCAAATGTAGGTCAGTGTGATAATGATTCAGATTCTGATTCGGTGTCTGGTGCTGGTTCAGAAGTGCTACCATTTGTTAGTATATGCACTCCAACATTCAACCGTAGACCCTTCATTCCCTATATGATAAAATGTTTTGAACATCAAACCTATCCAAAGGAGCGTATGGAATGGATTATTATTGACGATGGAACGGATCCAATTGAAGACTTAGTAAAGGATATTGAGCAAGTCAAATACTTTTATTATGAGGAAAAAATGTTACTGGGTAAGAAGCGCAATCTGATGCATAAAAAATGCAAAGGCGACATCATTATTTATATGGACGACGATGACTATTATCCGCCGGAGCGAATATCACACGCAGTCGAGACATTACTAGAAAACCCACAAGTCCTCGTTGCCGGCAGCAGCGAGATGCACTTCTATTTTGATTCAAGGAATCAGGTATATCAATGTGGGCCTTACAAAGAGTTTCACGCAACAGCGGCAACATTTGCCTTTAAAAAAGAGCTGCTATTGGAAACGAGTTACAATGAGGAAAACGCCTTAGCTGAAGAAAGACATTTCTTGAAGAATTACACCATTCCCTTGAAACAACTGGACACGTTAAAATCAATTATGGTCTTTTCTCATAAGCATAATTCGTTAAATAAAGAAAAGATGTTGGAAAATATGGAATCAACGAAAACAAAGTTGTCCCGTTATACAGTCGATGATTTCATCAAGGATCCAGTATTGAAGCAATTTTATATGGTTGATATGAATGAATTACTAACAAATTACGAACCAGGGAAGCCAGAACATAAACCCAAATTACTGGAGCAAATTAAAAAAATGGAAGAGGAACGCAATCGTAGATTAGAAGACCATAATAAGATGTTAATGGCTCAGAGCCGTATTTTTTCAAATCAATCACAAAGCAATCAACAGCACCAAGGCAATCAACATCAACTTCAAGGCAATCAACAAATTGACGAATTACGGAAACATTACGAGAAGCAAATTGCAGACAAGGTGTATTTAATAAGTGAACTGTTGAAGAAAATTAAAGACCTCAATACGGAGCTAGCAATCTATAAGGATATAGATAAATCTAAATAATTATTATTTAATCAAATAATATAAAGACAACAGCCCTTATTAGTATATAATAGCAAGTAAAAGATGCCGTATTACGACAATGATAACAATGACGCCAATTCGTTAAACACCAATGATAGAATACTGGAGGCGAAAAGACAGCTGCAGAGGAATGACAAATATTTCCAGCGTGTTACTAGAAAAGTTCTTGATATGGATACAATGGTAAAGAATGATGATGGTAAGGAGTATTACAAGAAGGTTTATATTAATCTTTATGGTAGCGGAATTATGGGAACTAAAATTCGAAATGCTGTCACTGGTGAGAGATATGATTACAAGGTTGGCAGCAAGGAGCAGGACCTGTTTTTCTCGGTCGCTCTCTGCACTGGAGAGAATGGAATGAAGGAGTCTCTTTCTTTGTTCTATGACTCACCTGAGCAATATGAGAACCATATGTTTCAAAAAATTGATATGACGGCGAAGGGTCATTGGTATTATGATTGCAACAAATTCAAGAAGGAGCTTGGATTGATTGTCTAAGCAACCTTTATCCACCTTTGAAAAGGTGGAGCCAAACTTACCATTTAGAAACAAATATAGTTTCAAAAATTATACATCAAATTATTTTATTAATTAATAAAATAATTATTCAAATACTAATTAGTGTATTTTACACTGGGAAATAAATTACCATCATATTGAATAGTTTGGCTCCACCTTTTCAAAGGTGGAATTAGTCCACTTCGTGTTCATCCTCTGATACTACAATATCCTCCGTATCCTCTGCATCCTCCTTTGTGTACTTATCTAAATACCGATAAATACGATTTATATCCAATTTGGATATATCATAATTCTCAAATAGTGCCAATATTTCATTATCTCCTGCCGGATATTTGTTCTTAATATCCAAGAAAAATGCAAACATATCTTTCTTATCCATCGCCAATTGCTGGCACAAATTTTGAATAAATATGGAATTGTTGTATTCAGTCGAGTATTTTGTTAGTACCTTTGTGAATCTAACCTCTGCCGGATTGAACTTTTGTTTATTTTTCTTCTTTGCATTGATTTGTTGGAATAATTCGTGATACAGCCGATTATTTTTAAATGTCTTAATTAAAGAACTCATCTCATTAAACTGCCAAATCTGCTTCTGAAATGTGATGCGGTCAATGTAATCTGCAAAGCACATATTATCCAGTATTTTCAAATAAAAAGGAATCGCCTCATCTTTATCCAGTTTACCCAGAACATCAATAATATTCTCGTGCCACAATAAGCCGACAATTGTCCTGTCAGTTTCGTTCATAATTGTTAGATGTTCTTCAATTGGATAATGGCTATTAATCAACTTCTTTGTAATTTGGCGTGTGTCGTCATTATACGACTTCATTAGAAATATATTCTGAATAATATTGTTATTGAGTATGTCCTGTTTGTTCTTATACAGTTCATAAATGGTTGTCATTTTCCTCAAATCACCTTGAATAAAATGAATTATGTTAGTTCGCATACTTTCATCAATGGTTGGAATCATAAGATTTAAAATGTTATTCATCTGTACCTTGGTTGGCGGCTTCAGTTCTATAACATTGCAGACCTTCATTAGCTCCTTGATTTTCTTATCAATATGATAATTACCAATACATATAATCGGATTCAATGTAATCTCTTCTAGGCGCTGTTTCTTCGTCTTCTTTGGCCTGATAATTTTAATAAGAGAGTTAATACCACCCTTGTCACCATTATTCATTCCATCAATCTCATCCATCACAATTGCAATTCGCTTGACCTTCTTGTGAAACAAACTCATAATATTTTTGTCTGACATATTGTGCTTTGTAATCGTGTCAATAATTGACTTGTTTCGAATATCACCGGCGTCATATTTGACAACATCATAATCCAATTCTTTCAAAATTTTCGTCACGAATGTTGTCTTACCAGAGCCTGGGTCACCGTAAATATAGATGCCTTTTTTTGTTGTTAAGTTGTGTTTATTAAGTTCAAATTCCTTTAAAATGGACTTCATTTTGTTAGCTTCATCTTCTCTATCTAACAAATTATTGACGTCGATTATATCCATTGTATATTATTGTATATATTTTATTAGGTTCTTTTTATGTTGATTTTTACTCAAACCAAGTTCTGTTATTTTTTGTTGTATT